CCTCAAGTGTAGCAACTGTATTTGGTGCCCACCACTTTTTCATAAAGTAATAAAAACTTTTTTGTCTATCTACAGGATTTCTTAATACACTGATACAGCGATAGTTCATTATAATATCAGGTGTAATTACTCCTTCGCGAATTAAATCATTTAAACTAAAATGAAAATACTTAAAAGGACGATTCCTATTTACAATATGAGGGTTTAATGTGCCAGGAATTCCTGTGTCGTCAATCTCTGTATAGATTGCATCTGGGTCGTCGATGTTTTTAATTAAGAACTCTGATGTACTGCTACTTCCAGTTTTTGGTGTTCTTAAAAATAATAACTTATACTTTTTTGATAAGTACATTTATACTCCTTGTGAATAATCCTTTAACCAAGGCATTCCACCGTCAAGCGCGGTTGAACCCCAATGTTGTTCTGCATATACTTTATCAGGTCCATTATATCTAGGCCAACCGTGGCGATACCATTGAGGTATGAAATAATGTGACGGAAAGATATGCAGCTTATCTCTATGAAAATCTAAAATTCTTGCTAGGAAAAAGTTTCCTGTAGATTCATGTGGCTTTTCGTGTAATTGGTTTGGTTTAAGTGTATGTAAATTTCGTAGGATTAAATCTAGGAACTTGTTTCCAGGGTTTGCTGCCATGATTGGAGATATTGATTTTGGTAATACTTGTTCGCATTCATATACTGTATATGCTAAATTAGGATCCTCAACAAATAATTCCGATACATCATGTAAACATTCTGAATCTGCTTCAGGCCAAAATCCACCTCTTTCATAAATTAACTCATAACGAATTAAATCAGCAACACCTGCCCAAGTACCTCTTCGATAATATTCTTCTATTAAATGTTGATTATACCATTTACGATTATGAAGCATTTCATCAGTGAAGATACTATATTCCCAGTCAGGCATTTTCTCTTTCCAAGTATTCATCCACTTCAATGGAGGATCCTTAGGACCAATCCATATATGCGTCATCTTCTTTTCAATATTAATATTCATATCTCCACATCCACGCGCCTGCGCCTATATAACTATCTTTTACATAGCCAGCCATTTCCATCGCAAGATCTTCGTCAATACCTTTTTCTTGAGCCCACTTCATAATATAATAAGTTCTAAGTTTAGGGTCTATATCTTTAAATTTTTCTACGATCTTTTCGGTATTCATAATCGTTGTATGTACCTCATTGCCGCTCGAGCATTATCTTCGGATTCTAATTTTATATATTGAATATCCAGAGTTTCAAATTGATTCACAATGGCAGCATCAATTTCTAATGACTCTTCAAGATCTTGAGCGCGACCTTTTTGTTCAAAATTACCTTGACGACCTAACATAAAATTAATATTTGTCTTATATAAATTATAACACTCTAAAGCCATCTTGTCAATTAATTCTGAATATAAACTTTCACCGTAACGACAACGATATATCGGACTTAATAAGACAGGACTATCGGTAATGATATAATCTACCTTATCCGCTAATCGTAATATCTTTCGGTGTTGATGACCAAGAACCCAGAGTTGGTCTTGGAGCATTGGAATGTTGCCTTCCCAAACGCATTCTTTAGCAAACTCGTCTGTAAGCTCAACATTATATCCTGCGATTTTCATGTTATAAAAAAGACCTGCTGCAGCAGTTGATTTGCCTGAGCCAGGTCCGCCGTAAAAATTTATGACTGTGACGTCTTTCAAGATCACTTCCTCATTATGTAAAAGATTTTATATTATAACAAAGTTAGGAGGTTATGTCAACTATTATGGTGTACCTTGTGAATTACGATAATCATAAAAGTCTTTATTGATTTCGCCGTTCACCAAAGTCTTTCCTGGCTTCCTACATTTGATATAAGTTTGAGTTGTCACTCCGCCCGGTGTTGTAAATGATCTTACACCTGCTGTGACTGTTCCTGGACTTGTAGAATATGTATCTGCTGCAGTTGCTGCGTTGTCATATTCCCATGTTCCGTTGCTTCCTGGTACTGTTACGAATGCCATTATTTTTGCCACCCTTTAATATATTCTGGACTGAAGTTTGCTTTACTAAATTCAAGTCGGTCAACAATCTTCAATGCGTTTGTTCCATATTGGTCAATCGCAACAAATCCTTCTTGACCTGTCACTTCAAATCCTTTATTTGTTTTGAGCAGAGTACGAATACCCTGAACTTTATTTAATTTATTTATAATCACATATTTAATATCAACAAGCTTATCGTATAAAGCAAAGATTTCTTCAATCTTTCTAATGTTTTGTCTTGAGAAAACAGATAGTGCGGCGGCTGCTTTATCCATTTGAACTTTTTTACCAGCAGGAGTCTTTCTTGCATCTGCTTGTTTTTTATAATAATCTTGTATGTATTTTTGAAGTCCTAATACGAAAGGCTTAACTGCACCTATACGTTGACCATCACGAACCTTTGAATTAATATATGTATTTACTTTTTGATTTAAATCTTCGTTCTTTCCGAACTCATTTAAAATTTTTGCATCAATTTTTCTAAACATTGAACCTGCTTCTGATAACATCGCTGTAATTGCTTTGTTCTCTTCCGCAGTAAATGTTGCTGTACCTGATATATCCTTAAAGGTTGCGTCTACATGCCAGACGCTTTTAACATCCTTAAGTTTAGTTGAGATCGCCTGACCAAAACTTGCAGACATTTTGTCAAGAGTTGGTCCTCCGTATGTTGTATGCCAGACCACTCCGATTTCCGAGTTTGATATTTTCTTACCGAGGTCTGATGATTTAGGTACCGCGTAAACAATGGTATTAGGATGGAAAGTAATATGCGGTTCTCCATCAATATTTTCTGTTTTAAGATCGCTTTTTGAATATAAGAAATCACCTTGCACTACTCCTTCAATTCCTATCTTCGACAATTCGCTCAACGCAGTCTTAAATTTTGCATTGAGGTCTCCTGATAGGTCATTATCTATTTCTTTATTTGTTTTATATAGTTTTGGTGTTTTATTAAATACACCTTTCTTTGCGACAAAGAACTTGCCATCGCTCGGGTCAATCCCAGCAAAGATAGCAGGAGCTCCATCCCATTTTGTTGTTAAGCTAACAGGTGCAGAAGTATTTCCTGAAAGCATATCGCGTATATTGCGAATATAATTAATTACGTTTCTTGTTCCTGTGACACCACCATCAATAACAGCATCCTCAAGGTGAGTCATATGAAGGTTCTGCGCAGCTTCAGCAATGTATTGATTATATGACTTCATTTACGATCCTTTAATCTTGCATAACCTTTGTGTTTAAAATCTTTCTCAACTCGTTTGTTAACCATCGCGGCAATATCATCCAAATCTTTTAGATTACTTCCGCGTTTTAAATCTTTTTCTAATTTCTTTTTAACATCAGCAAGTAACGCATCTAGGATAGCAATATTAGGAGCGGATAATGTTGACTCAACCATTGAAGGTTTAAAAGAATTAATCCAATTAACTGCCTTTCTATTTGTTACGGGTTTGGTGGCAAATGCCTTACCAAACTTATAACCGACCTGTGCAGAGTTTGTCCATTGTGTTCCTTCAGAGTTATCAAGGATTAACATATTGTTTTTAAAGAATCCTTGGAATCGACCAATGTTTTTCTGAACTGCTTTCCACATTGTCACTACTGTTGTTGTCGGTAATTTTCTCGGTCTTAATTCGTTTCGAGCAATTGCCGTATCTAAATCTGTATTGACAAAAATCATTGCTACATCATAACCTAATGATTTGAGTTTTGTTGCTTGATTTCTGATTTTCTCTTCGTCTTTACCAGTTCCGTCAATGACTAAACCTAATCGACCTTCAACATATCTTTCAAATTGAATACCAGTTAATCGTTTTGCTTTATCTCTTATTGCTTGTCCTTGAGCAGAAAAGATAGTCTCAGGATCCATTGCCAATCCTGCTTTCTCCATTGCCTTTTCAAATGCAATATCAGAATTTACAATTTTAAATCCATGAGCAGCCAATGATGTTTGACCAACCATAAATGATTTACCTGAACCTGGTCCGCCTGCTAAAAAGATTGCTTTAAAGATCGCAGGATCGTTTGGTCCTTCGTTTACAAAATCTTTATACTTTCTCACAACGATACCTCACCAGGAATGTTGTTAGCAAACATTATATCTAATCCAAGAAACTTCATTAATGCGCCGAACATCTTTCGTCCTAAAGATGCAATCTTCTTTAACATTGCTCCGACCTTTTTAATAACTGCCATTACAGCAGACTTAACTTTTGTCATTAAAGCAGAACCAATTTCTCTTGCTCTACTTGCAGCTTTCTTTAACATATCAAGAGGACCTTCACAAAGGAAATCTTCTGTTAATAAACCATCAACATTAGATAGTTCTTCAACTATAATATCTCTAAATGATTGTATATCTTCTTTAATACCTAATCGTAAAGCAGAATAAGCAGGGCTGTTTCCACCACCTTTTTTAAATGCAACATAAGGTTTTACAGTACTTGCATACTTTTTAATAATAGGATCGTGAATTGAACCGATTGGCTCAAGGTCAACTTTACCGCTTACTTCAAATTTACCTAATAAGTTAGCAGCTGCTTTTGCATCAGGAGAACCAAATTTATTATTACCTGTACTTGCTTCTAAAACTACATACTTACTAAATAAAGCATTTGTTTCGTTATCCTGATTAAGATAAGTCGCAAGCATATCACCAAGTTGTTTATTGTTTTTATCTTTTTCCTGAAAGTCAATTACTTCAGCGGTCTTAGCACCAGCTTTTGATTGTTTCTTTAGGTTAGTGACAGTTTCATTTGATATGAGTTCTGTCATTTTTGATTCCATTTCTGAAACTAAGTTCGCGGCAAATTTCTTTTCATTACCCATTTCAGATAATGCAGCTTCAACAATAGCAATAGCTTCTTTCTTTTTCGCAGATGCTAATTGAGAACCACCGCCTTTCTTTAAGGAAATCTTTTCTTTGAAATCAGAAGATGCAATATCTGTTTTAGGAGTCTTATCTCTTGCACCTTGTTTTTGCCATATAGGACCAAGGCTAACAGTTCCTACTGCACCACCGCGTCCTGTCTGAACTAATGCTCTTGCCGATAAACCTCTTTCAAAGTTTTTGGCAATTGTTTCTGCTTGTTCTTGATAGGATCCCCAATATTTCATGGCGACTTTTTTTGTTTCAGCGTCGGTATCTTGGCCTTTTAATTCGTTATAGGCAAATACAATAAGGTCTTCCCATTCTGCACCAGAAGGCATTCCTCCGCCTTCTTTATAATGAGTAAAGGCCGAAGAACGAGTTCCTTGGCCTCCTTTAACATGAATAATTTTACCGTCAGGTGCTTTTAAGAATTTTTCAAATTCGCCATCTTCCTTTCCATCAAAAGCGTCAACCTTTGAACCAGGACCAACGATTTCAAAAATGTCACCTTCTTTATAACCCATCTTGACAAGGGTTGGAAAATCTTTGCCTTTGAATACAACCTTATGACCGACAACATAGTCGGGTTTAAGTATTGATGCTTCAGCAACGAATGTTTTGAACCTGCGCATAAATTACCTATTATAAATTCTAGTTTACTTTAGTTTATTTATACAGATAACTTATCGCAGTTCTACATCACCAAATACATTTTTTCCTGACTTACGTTTATTTAACCTAAGTCCAATGTCGGTCTTGTCAAATACAGGACCGTCGTCATAACTCTGTTTCTTTCCCGGCGACTGACCACCTCCAGGACCATCAAGATTTATATTTTGCTGAGCAGATTCCTCAAGCTCATAAATCTTCATCTTGGATCGGTCAATACCGACTAGGAACCTTCGATAATAACTAATGTCTCCCCAACGATTCTTCAATTGTTTAATCATCAATTGATTCATTTCGTCGAGGTATTCTGAACTGACAAGACCAAAGATCGCATCAGCGGTATGAGTGATACCCATAGATTCAGAAGTATTAGTCAAATCAACATCAGAGTTTCCATAAGCATCTCTGTTATATTGAGAAGAAGTAACGATTGCACAATTATATTCCATTGCCAATCCACGAACCTCTTCAGCAATTGATTTTACTAAAGTATAACTATTCGCAGCAGCTGCACCTCGAACTCGAGATGATGAACATATGTTCAAATAATCAAGGAAGATAACATCAGGACTGAAGTTCTTTTTGAGTTTCAGTTCATTTAGCAAATGACGGAAGTGACCGCTATGTGCAGATCCTGTAGGAAATTCTTTGATTACCAACTTACCTGTTGTTTTTGTTTTGTATCTTGCCATACGTTTTTCGTAAACATCTCTTGGGACTTCTACAACTTCATCAAGCGTAATGTCCATAATGTTTGCGTCAATACGACGGCCGATTTCTTCAGCAGCCATTTCCATTGTAATATACAGAACATTCTTTCCATACATCAAATGATTTGCTGCCATGTGACATTTCAATAATGACTTACCACCACCTGTTGTTGCCAGGAGGACAGTCATAGATTTACGTGGGATACCACCTTTTGTAATTTTATTTAAGATGTCAACATCAAATGGGATTCTTTCTTCTTTACGATGATAATGTTCATAACGATCATCAATATCTTCAAGAAAGTCGTGACCTACTGATTGGTCAAAGCTGATACCTAACGAATCGGATAACAGCCTTGGGATTTCTCCTTTACCATTAACAGTGTCTTGACCATCAAGGATAAGAATAGATTTACGAATACTGTTATATAAATCTTTGTCTTGACAAAACTTTTCTGTTTCATCAATTAAGAAATCAATTCCAGTTTCCTTATCAATTTGACATTCATCGGCAAATGCATGAACGCCTTGATAAGTTTCTTCATTCAAATCCTTACGATGGTCAATCGCAATCTTAAGTGCCTCAATAGATGGCGGCTCCTTATATTTTTCTAAATAATCAGAAGCCGTTTCAAATACTTTACGAAGAACGGTATCATCAAAGTAATCGGATTTAAGATAAGGATATACCTTTCGGCAGTAATCCTCATTCAGTATCAGATTCGACAGTATCGTCTTCTCGAGCATCTTGTTCCTCCACCATTGTTAGCTTATATCTTTTTTCAATAAAGGCATTGAATTTTTCATTCAGAATTAATTGTTCAAAAAATTCGTCATCAGTTTCAATATCTTTACCTCTACGTTTTGGTTCAATGATTTCACCAGTTTCAAGGTCAGTCAAATTATACCATCCTTGTGTTGCCTTTGTAATCATACCTGCTTCAATCGCAAGGTCCATCAATGAACTCCACTTTTGAATACCAGAATCATACAATACTTTAAACGGCAACTTCGCCTTTTCTTTAACATATCTTGACTTTTCAATATTGATAGTGAACTTGAAACCTGCCAAGTCAGTACCTTCTTTTTCCTGAGCCTTTGATATAATAAAGATTTGGTTAGCTGAATAGTAAATACCTGTACCACCAGAAATAATATTCTTTGGGAACAAGCCGATTTCTTTGTATGTGTGGTTAACAGCAATACAAGGAATATCTTTTGTAGTCAGCTTTGGTGTAATAATACGGAACAATGATTTGAGCGCTTTTGCTCTCGACATATCAGCAACTGATTTTTCAGACATTGCATCTTCAACTTCTTTCTTCGAAGCCAAGTTACCGATTGAGTCAATCATCAAGAATACATTATCACCTTTACCTACTTCATCCAATCTTTTAACAATATCAAACTTTAATTGTTCAACATCTTCA